TAGGTGGCGATGATGACGCTTCATGGAGGCGAGTTTGCGAAACCTGGCCGAATATGATGAAGGAAGCCAGCGAAAAGAACGTGGCGAAATTCGAAATTCGCGAACAGTCCGATCAGCTGCCATGTCCAGATTTTGACCGGATTTTGTTAAGTAATCGGCTTGGCCAAGATTCGGCAGGAAAACAAAAAAGTCAGGAACCACTATGGTTCCTGACTTTCATTGGTAGCGGGGCATGGATTTGAACCTTGGACCTCTGGGGATACCAGAGGTCCAAGGTTCAAATCCATGGGACTGCTGAGCTTATCCGAGCTCATTTTAACCGCTTAACGCCAGGGGTGCATGATGGGGTGCATGATGGATCATGAGAAACAAGATCAGCGCACCGGTCCCATGGCGCAGAAGCATCGAAGGGTGGATTGACACCCTCAAGGCGGCCGGCCTATCAGCACAGACAATCAAAAGCCGCCGATACAAGATGGCGCATCTCGCGGCACTGCTCATGCCATCAGGTCCCGAAGACGTGACCACGGAGCAGATCGTGCAGGTCTTCGCGCGACAGCAATGGAAACCGGAAACGCGCAAGGCGTACCGGAACACCATTTCGTCGTTTTTCCATTGGCTGCACAAAAGCGGCCGGCGAGCCGACGAGCCGAGTCTGGACGTGCCGCGGGTGAAGAAGCCCCACGCGCATCCCCGACCATGCCCGGACCAGTACATTACGGCCGCGATGGAGAAGGCCACGCCATCGGAAAAGCTCATGATCCGATTTGCGGCCGAGTGCGGCCTGCGGCGCGGCGAGATCGCCCGCGTCCACAGCGATGACGTCGTGGCCGACAGCATCGGCCGTTCTCTGATCGTGCGAGGCAAGGGAGACAAGCAGCGCATCGTGCCGATGCCGGACGATCTGGCCACCATCGTCATGGACGCGCGCGGCTACCTGTTCCCCGGCCGGTTCGGCGGCCATGTCGAGGAGTCCTACATCGGTGACCACATCAGCCATCTGCTGCCGGACGGGTACGCGGCGCACTCGTTGAGGCACCGGTACGCCACGGCCACTTACGCGGCCACTCATGATCTGTTCCTGGTAGCCCGTTTGCTGGGGCACGCGAGCGTCGAGACCACGCAAGTCTACGTAGCAATGCCCGACACGCGGTTACGTGCCGGGTTCGATGCCGTGCTGCTTGGCTCCTAGCCTATTTTCCTGCCAGTCGGAGCGGATTATAGGCAACTCCGAAGCCGGCGGCGATGAGTCCGCCGACGGTGGTTACCCAGTCGCCGACTTCGGGATTGCCAAAGGCGGTGAAGCCGGTGCCTACGATCACGCAGACCAGACCGACGATGTAGACGGCGGTGCGCACTTTGTCGTTGAACACCGGCTTGTAACCGTCGTCTTCGGTGGTTGCCGCGTGCTGCGGCTCGTTGCTGCTGTTGCTCATTTTTCCTCCACGGTGATTTGCAGTGCTGCGAGTTTGTTTTTAACAGCCTGTTCGACCACTCCGGCGATGGTGGTGGGGTCGGCTCCCACGTTTTTGGCCAGAGTGTCGATGGTGGCTTGCTGCGCGGCCACGGTGGCCGTCAGCTGCGGCACCTGCAAGGCGTCCAGCCCGTACAGGCGATCTCGTGCCTGTGTGTGCTGGATGGGGAACGCCCAAACGTTTTCCGGCATTGCTTGGCATTGCTGGTCAATGCCTTGCAGGCGGTCGCGGCATTTGATGCCGTTCTGGTTGAAGTTCCAGACGGCTTCGGCGATTTCCTGTGCTGTTGGCATATCTTCGTCTCCTTTCAAGAGTGCATTTGCCTTGTCCAAAATCTGTTGCACTGGCAGGCCGTTGGGCGCGAGGTCGGGGCAGCCAGCGTGGTCGGTGCCGGGGATCTCCCTATGTAGCCACACGTTGCCGTGCAGCCCGTCGTGCCATAGGCTTGTCCACCCGTAGCGTCGGGCGATGTCGGCGCATAGTCGTGCGCTGGCGTCGATGCACGCTTGCGTGCATGGCACGCCGTCCATGCCTCCTTGATGCTCGATGCTGATGGTCGAGTTGTTCGACGCCCAGTTGGCGTCTGAATAGCTGCCGTCCGCCTCTGAGACGTATTGGTGTATGGTTCCGTCGCCGCCGATGCCGTAGTGTGCGCTTGCCTGCGATGCCGGGTTGCGAAACACGCTGTCGGTGCCGGCGAGATAGCCCACCATGATATGCAGCGTTATATGCGTGACCTCGTGGCCGTTGCGGCCCTGGTAGTGGTTCGGCGAGCCTATCCATGTGATTCCGTCCATCATTCCTCCGTTCTGGCGATGTGCGCGTGCCTGATGTCCTCGATCATCTGCGAGCCGACGCCGTTGCCTCCCAATGCGCTGTAGGCGCGGTAGATGGTTTCTGCGGTCTCTTTGGTGGACACGTCGCAGACGCCGTCGTTCGCCACCATTGCCGCCTGAATGTGCTCCAATTTGCAGAACAAGAGCACGCGCAAGCCCTCTTTGGTGGGGGTGTCGCGTTCGGCGTGGCCCAATATCCATTGCACGACGCTTGTGGCTGCGCCTGAGCCTATGAGAGCGGCCACAAGGGTCAACAGTTCGGTATCCATCCCGTGGCCTCACATTCCGGCTACCCAGCTTGTTTCAACGAGCAGCCACCGATCTCTGGGGAACTGTGCCATCTGCATCTTGATCCCGCCGGTTCCGACGCTGATGGCGCAGCCGTTCACGTTAAGTCCTATGAACTTGTCCTGAACGTTGTTCATGAAGTAGGCGTCTTTCTTGAAGATGGTGAAGCCCGCGTCTATGGCGCGTTTTGAGTGCGCGGTAATTTGCAGGGTGATGGTGCCGTTCGATTCGACCATGCGCGCGCGCTGCGTCTGGTCAAACAGTGTGTCGCCGCTTACCGGCGTTACGGTCAGGTCGCGCGCGAACGTGGGCCAGAACGTGTTCTGCCCGTTCTTGATAAGTCGTGTGGCGATTGCGGCCCATTTCTGATAGCCGGCCTGTTTCATGTGGATATACCCGTCGGCCTCGTCCTCCCCGATCATCTGCCCCCACCTGTGGACGCCCTGCATAAGCACCACGCGCCGGTTCGTGGTCGCGGTCTGCGCCAACGTGGCGTGACTGATGGTATGCAATGCGAAATGGTGTTCATGCAAGCCCATTCCCAAGCCGCCGGCCACCGGGAACACGTATGTGGTCGCTTTCGGCGCTTTCTGCTTGATGGCGTTCAGCAATTGCGTGACGGCCGCGCTGCAATCGGCGTTGTTGTCGTTCACGCCGCCGATGACAAGCACAAGGTCCACGTTGCTCTTGTTTGAAACACGCTCCCACTGCTTCACAAACGTGTTGTCGCCGCCGACGGTGAAGCCGCTGCCGGATACGGCCATGTTCTGCACGGTGTCGATGCCCAAGTTCTTGCAAATCACGTCGCCGATGCCCTGCCCGGCGTGCTCCGCGCTGGAATAGAAGCCCTTGCATAGGCTGTCGCCGATGATGACGGCGTTATGCCAACGGTTGCCGGCGTTGCGCCATTTGTCCAAGGCGGCGGCGGTCTGCGAGTCGCTGTTGTTGATGTTCACGGCCATGTTCGAGTCCGCGAGCGTGCCGGCCGTTGCCGCCGCCTGCTGCGCGGCCGTGGCGCTGGCTGCGGCGCGCGTGGCCGCGTCGTCAACTCTGGCGGTGATTTCGGCGGGCAAATCGTCGATGTTGTCGTCGATGCTCTCGGCCATTGCCTGGAACTGCTGGGAGGCGTGGCGCACCAGATCGGTGGGGCCGGGGTAGCGGATGCCGTGGCGTGGCGTGGTCGGCATGTTCGCCGCGTTGAAGTCAGACATAATATCTCCTTAATCTTGGAAGTAGGTGATCTGCGAGAACTCGCCCCAAGTGAAGCCAAGTTCGCTCCATTTGAGGTTTATGGGGTCCAAGTCCCGCCAAGCGCTCAACGTGCTAGGCAGCATTGGCAACGGGGTCAGCGTGAGTTCGTTGGCTAGGACGGGTTCGCCCGCCTGCCAGTCGAACGACAACGTGCCGCCGATGGCGAGCCACGCGCCACTGGTGGCCGGCGTACCGTCGTCCGCAAGAAGCTTCGTATAGCGTGTGCTTACGAACGCCCACAGGGACGCGGTGGGCTGCAACTGCTGCTCGAACACGTCCAAGTCAAGATGCCGGCTGCTGGCGGTCAGTTTCTCCGGTCTGAGCCTCAATGTCTGCACGGCGAGCCATTCCGCCCACCGTGTGCGCTGCTCCGCCGTGGGCTGCCATATGCCGCCGGTCCAATGGTCGCCGGCCTCGTTGGCCGTCACCGCGTCCGAGTCGAAAGACACCGATTCCACGGTTGCCGTGAGATTGCTTGGCAAGAGCCCTTGGCCGGTGAGGTCGATTTCGTCGTCCTCGAATGACAGTTTGTTGTCGTTGTCGTCCCATTTCACGGTCTTAGTGGATAGCTTGACTTGGCTTACCGTGTCGGGGATGGTCAGCGTCGTATCGTCCACGGTCACTTTGTCGCCGGTCGCCGCGATCTGCTCCAAACCGCCGCCCGCCACGGTCAGCGCACCGTCCGCGTGCAACGTGATGCTTGCGCGGCGGCCGGCCCATACCGCGCTAAGCGATTCGGAGCCATGCCCGTGTCGCTCGTAATACAAGGGCAAGTCCGGGTGGTGCGCGCCGAGCGCATATAACACGGTGGACAACTCTGGGTAGGAGTCATTGTCATAGGCGGCGGGCTGCGGCATGGTCTTGAGCCATGCGAGCGTCGCCGGATCCAGTGGCGGGCAACCCAGCGCGCTGAGCCGCCGGTTGATTTCGTCCGCGCGCTGCGCGGCCGTGCCGGTCCAGTGCAAGCCCGCCAGTTTGGCGTCCGATGACGTTGGCCCCTTGCCTGTGGCGCGGTTCATGCGCACCTGAAGCGCGTTAGCGTACAGGTCGAGCATATAGGTGTTGTCCGCGCGTTGGGTGATGGTGCCGCCGCTGGTCACGTTGCCGATGAATATGGTGAGCGCCGTAGGGTCGGGCTGCGCCTCCGGTGTCGGCTTGTGTGCCAAGTGGAAGTCGGCCCATGTCAGTCCTTCCGGCTGCCCGGCCCATGGCGTCGGGTCGTTGAGGTCACGCCACAACGGCCGGCGGGACAACTGAACCAACACTTTCATGCCCGCAAGGCGCGTGCTGTTGCCGGCGAGGTCGCCGGTACGGTCGAGCAGCTGGAAGCGGAGCACGCTTGGATCGGGCTGGGTGTCCGGCGAGTCGGTGCCCCAGTCCACCGTGAAACCGGCCAAGCCGGCCGGCGCGTGGCTATGCCCGGTCACGTTCTCCCACCCGTTGCCGCGATCTATGAACAACATTGGTTGCCTCATCTGCGGCCCCGTCTCCGAGCGTGGCCGGCAAGCAGCCGTTCAATGGCCTTGGCCGCGCCGTCCGGGTCGCTTATCGCGCCGTCGATATGCACCTCATAGGTGTTGTAGACGACGCCACCCGTTTGAGCCGCCCCCGCTACGCTCACACGAAACCCTGTGTCGGACATGGCCGCGTTCACAGCGCCTATGGAGGCGCGCACCTTGCCGTTGAAGCCCGCGTCTATGCCTTGCGCAAAGCCGCTCATAATGGCCTTGCCATGCGGTATCAACAACTTGCGGTCGTAGCTGATAGGTCCCTTATGTTCGGCTATCCAGTCGCCTATGCCGCCGATGAAACCCGTCACTTTGCCCCAAGCGCCCTTGAGACCTGAGAGAAAACCGTCAATGATGCTCGAACCGGCGTTCACAAGGATGGAACCGACGTCACCCAGGGCGTTGAGGATACGGCCCGGCAATCCACTGAACCAATCCACAACATTGTTCCAAGTGTTCCTCGCCCCGTCCGCCGCGCTCTGGAAGAACGCGCCGATACGGCCCGGCAACGACTGGAAGAACGCGATTATGTTGTTCACGCAGTTGCCCAGGAACGCGGTGAACTGGCTCCATATCTGCCGTCCGGTTTCGGTCTGGGTGAAGAACCACACCAACGCTGCCACCAGCGCGCCGATGGCGGTGACCACGATCATTATCGGGTTGGCGTTCATGGCCGCGTTCAACGCCCATTGTCCGATTGACGCGGCGGTGGACGCCAGGCTGAAGCCCTGCAACGCGGATACCACGGCGCTGATGACGCTTGCCACCTTGAACGCTGCGAAACCTCCGCCGATGGCTATTAGCGCGCCGCTGATGGGTTCCGCGTTCGCGCTGACCCAATCGCCGAACTGGGTGAGCTTGTCCGCCAACGCCTGGATGATCACGGCCGCGCCGGTGAACGCCTCGCCCACGGCCGTCCCGATGCCGTCCGCGTCGGACAGGCCCTGCAAGCCCGGCGCTATCGTCGCGGCGATGCTCGAGAACGCGCCGCCCAACGATGACAACGCGCCGCCGATGCCTGACACCATGCCTGAGAGCGATCGGAACGCGCCCGTGTCGCTCACGCCCTGGATGAACGACTTCAAACCGTTGGTGGCGGTTTGGCTGAACTGGCTGATACGGTCTCCTGCTTCGGTCAACGCGCCCGTGACCGCTGGCTTTATGAGGTTGAACGCGTCCGTCAGCCCGCCGGTGATCGCGGCCTCCAAGTTGCCCAAAGCGCCTTCCATGGTCTTGGTGCTGCTTGCGGCTTCCTTGGCTACGTCGCTCATGCCGAGCTGCATAATCGCCTGGTTGAACTCGTCGGCGCTGATCTCGCCTTTCTCCATCGCGTCCCTGAAATTACCCGTGTACGCGCCGTTGGCCTTCATGGCTTCCTGGAGCTTGCCGGACGCGCCAGGGATGGCGTCGGCCAACTGGTTCCAGTTCTCCGTCGTAAGCTTGCCCGCGCCGGCCGTCTGGGTGAGCACCATGGCCACAGATCCGAAGGTGTCGGCGTTGCCGCCGGCCACGGCGTTCAGGTTGCCGGCGGCCTCTGTAAGGCCGGTGTAGTCCTTGATGCCGTTCGCGGCGAGCTGCGCCGTGGTGTTCTGGATGGTGGACAGATCATACACTGTGCGGTCCGCGTAGTCGCGCGCCGCCTTGCTTGCCTTTTCGACGTTGGCGGTGTCGATGCCGGCGAAGTTCATCGTCGAAACGAACTTGTCCGTGCTGTCGCTCATGTCCATCACGGCGCTGCCGAACGAACTTACCTTGTCCCATAGGGCGGTAACGCCCTTGAGGGCAGCGCCGCCCATGAACGAACCGAACGCCGCCGCCTTCGTGGTGGCCTTCTGGAACGCCTTCACGGCGTCGTCGCTGTTGCCCGTGATTCTCACGGACATTATCGCGCTATGAGTCATGCGTCACCTCCTCCATCTTCTCGGCCTCGTCCTGCATGATTTCCACAGCCGTGGCCCAATCCATCCAATTGGCCCTTTCCCGCCACTCCCACGGCGTGCCGCCGAAATATCGGGCGAGCAGACAGGACAGATAGCCGAGAGAGTCTTCGGGCCACGGGGTCAGGCCGTAGGTTTTCCCGCGTCGGCCTCCGCCGCCGTGATTTCCACGCCGTCCACGTCCACTCCGTCAAGCCATGCGTCAAAGTCAAGGGTGGTGAGCTTGGCGAACTTCTCGGCGAGATAGGCCATGTAATACGCCTGGCGGATGCGGCTTGCGTCCCCGGTCGCCCATTTCTTCACCTGCGCGTGTTCCTCGGCCGCGCAAATCACGCGCGGCGTCAACGGCGCTTCATGTGTTTCGCCGCCTGTGTGTGTAATCCTGATGGTCTTCATGATCTAAGCTCCTTTTACCTTGCTCATGGTTTTATCGATGAACTGCTTGTAGACGCGCCGCCACGCGCCCTCGGTGCCGGCCACGCCCTGGTTGACGAACAGGCGGGGTTTGATGCCCCTTTTCGGCCACCCGTAGTTGATGACTCCCGCGTAGGGCGCGGACTTGCGGCCGGCACGGATGACGCCGGCCTTCTGTGTCGCGCCAACGCGAATAGATCCGGCGAGCCTGCCCGACTCGCCGCGCGGCGCGAGCTGCCGGACGGCCGGCAACGCGATGTCCGCGGCCTGCCGGTTCACGTCCTTCAGCTCCTTCATGTCCGCGCCTGCTTTGCGCATGGTCTGAACGAAACGTTTTTGCCCCACCACGTATGCGGCTTTGGCTGCCATTTCAGACCTCGGAGGACGACGTGTAGGCGGAGTGCGCGAGTTCGGTCGCGGGGAAACTGAAGTCGTTGCTGTTCTTTGATTTCACGTCGCCGCCGATGCTCACGGGCGAGATGTTCACCTTACCGTTCCACTTGGTCGCCCCCTTGTTGTTCGGCACCCACTCGAACGGCAGCGTCTGGCCGGAATGGTCGAAGCACCAGTTGGCGAGGTTGTCCGTGTCGAAGTTGTCAACGATGGTTCCCTCAAGCGTCCAATCGGTGCTTGAGCTGGTGTCCTGCGAGCCGTCAAGGAAATTGATTGGGTCGTCGGTGTTGTTCGATGCCACCAACTGCACCTTGGTGACTTCGGCGCTGAAGTCGCGCCCTTTGCCGGTGTCGGTGATGGTGAGCTTGCCCGGTCCAAGGGTTCTTGTCGCCATGATTGTGTCCTTTCTATGAATCCAATGGGTTGAGGGTTATGGTGTAGGCGGCCAGGCTGCCCACTCCGGTCAGGTTGAACGTGCTGGGTTTCGCGTCCCGCAAGTTCACTTGGCGGTCGTGCAAGCGTTGCACGCCGTCGGTCAACAGGTCCAAGGCGAGCGTCTGCGTGGCCATGGTGCCGGCGATGAGGTTCACCGTCCAAGTGATGGTCTGCATATGCCAGCCCTCGAAAGTGAGTTCTGGCGGGTCTATCAGCACCGCTATTCTGCCTGGCAACGGGCGGGCGTCCTGCGCGTCGATGGTGACGACGCAAGCGAGGTCGCCCAGGGCGTCCGTCAGCATGTCCATAAGGGCTTCTCGCTCTCGTGTTACTTGGCTGCTCATGCGATCACCACGCTCCCGGTCAGGATGCCGGCCGCGTTGAGCTTTGGCCACACCGAGCGCAACGGGTCGCTGCTGACCCTGAACGGTTCCAGCGTGCCGTCGCCCACGCTCATGACGCCCAGTCTGGCGTCCCTGCTGTTGTAGAGGTCGGCGGCGCAAGAGGTAACGCAGTCCGCCATGACCTCCTTCCCCACGTTCCTATCGCCGAGCGCGCCGCGAACATAGCCGATGGCCGCTTGGATGACGCGGCGCACCCGGTCGTCGTCGTCGGTGGGAACGTTGATTTCGTCCCTCACCGCCGCCTCATAGTTCGTCCAGTCGTCGGCCATGTCACTCGCCAGACTTGGCCGTTGCCGCGAACTTCACAGGGATAAGCCCGAGCGGTTGGGTCGCCGCCACAGCCATATAGCCGTAGACGCTGTAGTTCTCGGTGAGCTTGGTCGGGTCGCCGTCGCTGAGCTGGGTCGGGCCGCCGGACTCCCAAACGGTCACGGCCTCGGGGTCGATGAAGCACGCGGTACCGGCCGGGGCCTTGGGCAGCATCTGCACCGGGACGCGCAGGAACTTGCCCGCGATGCCCGTAAGGTCGAAGTCGCCCAACGTGTCGCTGCCGTCTCCGCTGAGGTCGAAGAAACGGCTGCCGGTGTCCTTGAGCTTGACAAGCGCGGCCATGACGTCCTTGGAAACGCCCAGGCGGGTAAGGCTCACGTTGCGGTCGTCGGCCAGTTCCGCCGCGTCCATGATCAGCATGGCCCACTGGTCGATGGTCATTGCCGACAGTTGGGCCGGTGCATCGATCTTGTTCGCGTCCGTCTCGGCGTCGCGCTGAGACGCGATGGTGTCATACAGGAACGAACGCACCTTGTTTTCGGTGGCCTTGGCGTAGGCGTTGCGCAACGCCGCCAGCGCGGTGTTGAGCATGGGCGTGGTGCTGCGCTCGATGGTCTGGCGGCTCAAAGAAGTGTAGCCACCGTAGGTATCGATGCTTGCGCTCTTGGTGCCGAACGTGACCTTGCCGAACTGCAACGCGCCGCCCTCGTTCTCCTGCTTGTCCACCGTGGCGGTGTCGGACGCCACCACGTTGTATTCCATCGTCATGCCCTTGTCCGGCAGCGTGTCGTGGGTGAGGATATTGGTCACCTTGCGGCGCTGCTCGATCAGTCGCAAATCATCCCTAATCCATGCCACCTTGTTGCCAGTGTCGCCGGTGGCGATGAGGTCGCGGCACTCGTGCATGAGCTGCACTGCCGCTTCGTCGCCACGGTAGAGCGCTTGAAGATAGTCGCCGGCCGTGCGATACTCAGCGCCCATGACCTTGGCCGGCTCACTGTCGGTGTTCCTGGCAATGGCGGCTTTCATGCTGCGCTGTTCGTCCATGATGCCGTTCAGCTTGTCGTTGATTTCGTTGAGGTCCATTTCGTTTCCTTTCTGGTTTCCGGTTTCCCTCATGCTTTCGTGGGTAGTTTCGCTGCTGCGCTGCGAAGTGATCTTCGCGGCCTCGTAGGCCGGCCACGACACCACCGAAACCTCCAACAATCGGACGCGCCTGCGGTGGGTAACGCCCTGCTTGTCCACCTCGTCGTCAATCGGCATGAATCCGACGCTGAGCGAGTCCAGCGCGCCGTCGCGCAACAGGGCCACCACGTCCCGGCCGCGCTGCGTGTCGCTGATATGCGCCGTGATATGCAAGCCGTCCTCTTGGGGGTGTGCGTCGAGGATACGGCCGATAAGCTCACCGTGCTGATAGCAGAGCTTCGCCGTGTCCGTGTCGTCGAAAACACAATCGGCGTCGAACGTCTCGGCACCGTCCCATGTGCTGATGACGCTGCCGTAGGGCACGGCCACACCCTCCAACGTGCGCCCGTCGCCCTCTTCGGCCGCGCGTAGGCACACGCCCTTAAACCCGATTTCATGCTTCATTCTGCGTCTCCTGTTCCTGTGGCTGCTCCTGTGGTTCCGGTTGCGGTGCCGCGATGAGAGGCGGCAACGCCTCCCTTGCGCGCACCTCGTTCACGTCCATCCACCCGGCCTCTATCGCCGTCTTGTAGGCGTTGAACCGGTCGGCCATGTTGGCGCGCCGGCTGCTGTCCCAGTCGAACGCGGCCGTGCGGCCCCTCGGCAACAAACGGTTGAAAAGTTCCTCTATCTCGCCCGCATAAGCCGCCAACGTGTAATCGGCGAACTCAATCCACGATTGCTCGATATTCGAGTAAGTAAGGTTGCTACCGTCAACGGCCGCCAACATGATGCTCGCCGGGATGCCTAGAAGCCGCGCGATCTGAGTGGTGTCAAACTTCTGAGTCTCCAAAAACTGCAAATCTGCCGGTTTCATGTCCAAGGGCACGTATTTGAGTTTCGAGCCGAGCACCTTCACGTCGCCGGCCTCACCCGTGGCTTTCCACGCCTCCTTGGCGTCCTTGGCCACCTGCGGCGTCACCTTTTCCTCCGTCTGCAAATAGCCCTTGAGGTTGCTACCGTCGCTATAGAACTTGGCCTTGTAGGTGCGGGCCATCTGCGCGGCCTCCACCTCCTCACGCGCCGCCGAGATTGGCCCAAGCCCACGCAACCGGCCCGGCACGTTCAAAAACTTGCAATGAACGATCTGGTCGGCCGTGTAATCATGGCCCAGATAGCTATAGCGGAGCTTGGGCGCGGCCGGGTCGTTGCCGTCGTCGCTCACGGTCACGAGGGATGGTGGAAGCACCTCGCAAGAGACCACTTCGCCATCGAAACGCACCAATCGCACGAAAGCGTTCCCGTCCAATACCATGCTTGCCACCATGTCCGCGAGGAAGTCGCGGCGGCTGCGGTTCACGTCCGGCTGAAGCACGATGGAGGAAACCTTGTCGAGCTTCACGCCTCCCCTGATTTCATGGATGGGCAAACCGGTGATGGCGGTTTGCAGCACTTGCACGCCACGGAACACGGTTGAAAGGCTCAACGGGTCGCAGTTCCCCAATCGTGCGGGCGGCTTGATGCCGTCCGGCATGTCCGCGTCGGCACCGCGCGTCAGCACGCGGCCCGCCATTCTCACACGCTCCCAAATGTTCATGCGGCCAAGTATCACCGCCAAGCGCCAAGCCCGCCACAAGCCCGCCGCCCAATGCCGCATAATGCCGCCACGCGACGCCGAACGCCACCGGCTAGTAGATTTGCAGCGGCCCCGTTTCCTCGGGCCTGTGGGCGGCTCCCCAAGCCGCCAACATGCAGCTTTCCAACGGTGACGTTAGGCCGGTGCTTCCGCGCCGGCTCACGCGCCATGCGTCGCCGGCCCATTTGCGCGCCGAGTTCGCGGCGCTGGCGTCCAACTCGGGGTCTGCCGCGTGGGTTATCGCGTGGTTAGCCAAGCCGGCAACGAAACTCTGTCCGGTGGTCAGGTAGTCGCCCGCGTCCATGTCCACGAACCGCAGCAGCGGGTCGCCCGCGTCGTCGGTCATGTGGCGCAACCGGTCGGACAAATCGGCGGCGGTGCCGCGCGCGTCGATCACCACTGGAGCACCGTACTTCGAGCACAAGCGGGTGAGTTCGGTCGGCGCGTACCCGGTGCCGTCCAAGATTCTCAGCAATTGCACCGTTATGGTGCCGTCATTGTTGGCGATGCCAGCCGAAACGCTCGTGTGCGTCCCGTCCACGTCCACCGCGACGCCGAACACCACCGGCCGGCCGTCCAAGTCGCCGGGCGTCACCGGTGCCGTTACCGTAGCCGCCCACAACGCCTCGTCTATCGCCCTGTCGGTTATACCCTCGTCCCGACGGTTGCCGAACGCGCGCGCCCAACCTGCCGGGTTGCCCTGGAACTGTTCGCGGAAGTCGGCCAACTGCGCCTTGTTCCACAAGAGTCCGGCGGCTGGATGATGGCGCATGATGCTGTCCAGATTCTCCGGATCTTCGTCGGCTGGCAACCCGAAGTCGAACCAACACGTGCGGCGCGACTGTTCGCCAGCCCTGCAAGCGTCAAGTCTACGGTTGAAGAACGTCGATTCTGCCGTTCCCTCGGTGCTGGTTATCCATAGCTGCGGCTGCACGCCGGTGGCCTTAAGCCTTGTCGCCATGGTCGGCATGAAGCCATCCAAAATGGTGTTTCCGGTTTCCTCGGACAACGAAAACGCCTCGTCCAACGTGATTTTGTCGCCTTGGACGCCGTGCCCCGCAACCTTGGTAACGCTCTTTGGCATTATCACGCTGCCATTGGCGAACGGCTGGCGCAAGTCGCCCGCGCCGAGATACGGCCGTGTGGTTATTGCGGCAAGCGGCGAGCTGCCGAGCGTTTTCAGATATTTCTTGAAGTGGTCGCCCGCGTCCTTGCCCGTCTGCGCCAAATAATAGATAAAACGATCTGGTCCCCACTGCGAGTTGCGCGTGTCCACCGCGTCCACAAGCGTGCTTTTTCCACACTGTCGCGGTGTGCTCAATATCACCGTGTCATAGAAGTAAGTGCCTG